TGTTTGAACATTAATGCCCTGGGGCACTGCCCAATTTTTAGTGCTGGGCTGCAAGGTCACTCTGGGCCAGTTCATGTACTTTATTGGATTAATGTCTTTTACATTGTCAGCACGGTATTGCAAGGTTGGCATGATTTCAGCAGCATGCCATTGATTGCCAAATATGTAAGTCATAGGCGGTTCCCCGGGGTCTGGCACCCAGGTAAAATCAAATTCAATGCCTTGGCTGCACAGTTGAGTCCAGTTGGATTGATCACTAAACAATTTGGCAGTGGGATAGTGCATGAACTTGCGCTGTGTTGCACCCGCTGTGTGATATTCTACTGTGGGCATGATTTCTGCTGACCACCATTGGTTTCCAAACACATAGATCAAAGCAGGATCTCCCGGGTCAGGCTCCCAAGACCAATCAAATTCACAATTGTGGTGTTTTACAAATTTGTCAGGATTGCTTTTGCGTTGTGCCTTGGGGTGATTCATGTACTTGATGTGTACAGCACCTGCGGCTCGATACTGCAATGCTGGACGTTGTTCTGCCGATAGCCATTGATTTCCAAACACATAGATATAGGGAGGATCTTTGGGGTTGGGCCGCCAACTGTAATCAAAGTCTTCAATGTCGTCCAACAATTCAAAATTATCAGGCGCGGCTGCCGCCGTGGCCTTGATACAATCTATGTACTTGGTTTCCACTGCACCGGGGACAGCATATGTCACTGTGGGCTCAAGCACAGCACGGTTCCATTGATTTCCAAACACATAGATCAAAGGTGGATCAAAAGGATTGGGTTCCCAGGAGTGATCAAAATTGTCCACGGTCAGCTTGTGTTGGAACGAACTGGGCTGTGGTAGTCTACATGTTCGATCAGACATGTACTTGACTTCTGTTGCTCCTGGTACCACGTACTTTAAACTGACCTTGTGCTGAGGTGGGTGCCATTGATTACCCCAGGCATATATGTATGGTGGGTCTTTGGGATTTGGCACCCAGGACCAATCCCACTCACTTTGATCAATATCTTCGCATTCTTGCCAATTGTGTTTGCTCTGGGGCAGTTGTGCCATTGGCCAGTCTAAAAATTTCTGTTGTGTGGCACCAGGCACTGTGTAGGTTACCGTAGGCATGACTGTGCCGGACCAGTGCTGATTGCCAAACACATAGATGAAAGGGGGTTCCCAGGGATGAGGCATCCATGAATAATCAAACTCACATTCGACCAAGGTTGTGTAATTTTGTTCATGTGGTCGGACTGGCACCAGTGCAGTGTGATGATAGTACTGTAATGTTTGAGCTTGTGTGGGCACAAGGCATGCACCAAACACGCCATCCCATTGTGATGGCCATGCATGTGTGTATTCAGCTTGCCATGGCACTGGTTCAAAAAGCCAATCCCAGTCGGTATAGTCATATAAGTAATTGATCCACCAGAAATATCTTGTGCCACTCAACTTCTGTGCATGCTCAACGCTGTCAGCTTTACGCTCATGTTCAAACAAGCCTGGTTTTTCCCCTGAATAAAATACGTCAAACATGATTAGAATAGATGAGATTTATGAAAATACAATTTGGCCTTGGTTACAAAAACATCATCTTGGTGTTAGGTTATGGTGGTGTGAACCGTTTGGCCGAACAGATCCTGATAGTTTAGTTAATTATGGCGGTGATGAGCTAACTGATAATAATTATATACTATTATGGGATCAAGAACCTATTGATTTGAGCATACATCAGCCTACATTTGAGTCTGTAATTACTCATAATAAAGATTTGCAAGCAAGATGTGATCGACGCAACAGGCAAAATAAAATAGCAGTTGACGCTGGCTATCAAAAACCGTTGATCACTGATCGTAAAATTGGTGCCATTATCACCAGCGAAAAGAACAGTGAGTACGTACAACAAGTGTGTGATCAATTTAGTTGGCGCCACTATTATTATTTTTTCCATGGATGGGCAGCACTGGACTGGTATCGCGGTTATAACCGAACTTTTTTGATAAAGCCATGGCCACAACGCAATATAAACAAAACATTTTTGGCTCCCAACAGAATTGTCGCCGGGCATAGACTGCACCGATTGCAAATGTTGTATTGGATTTTCAAATTAGACATGAACAACAATCATATATCATGTCCGCAAATGTGTCCAGCTGAAAATATTTCAATCTTGGATGCTGTACAACCACTCAAGAGCATGTATCCAGATATTGAATCAGTGTTTGCACAACAGACTTTGCCTATGAATTTTGCCAACGAGACTGGGCATCCCATGCAATCATGTTGGTTGGATTTGTTTGACCAATCAGCAGAAAGTTTGTTATACTTGGTTACCGAAACTGTGGCCACTGGTCACAGGCATCACTTGACTGAAAAAACGTTCAAACCCATAGCCCTGGGCATGCCATTTATTATAGTAGGCACCCAGGGCAGTTTACGGTATTTGCGCAGTTATGGGTTCAAGACGTTCGGTGACTTGTGGGACGAAAGTTACGATGATGAACCCGATGATAGCCTGCGTATAGAAAAGATTGCACAAGTATTGAAACTACTTGACGGATTGGAAGAGCATCGCCAAGACATATTCGAATCTGCACATGAAATCATTGAGCATAATTGGAATCATTTCTATGGCGGAGGGTTCGAAGCCATATTATGGCAGGAGTTACAGGATATGTTGCATGAATTTGAACTTTAATTTTGTGGTAGATGCCACAGTCAAAGATAGAATATATCCTGCACTGGCACGCCACCAGGCTAGACCATACACACAGGCCTGGCATGAGTTTGGCCAACACTGGCCGTACACTACTCCTTTGCGACTGCAAGAATACTGCAATCAACATTCAGTGCCCATAAACATTTTTTCCATACATGATACACTGCCCGCAAATACCTTTTACCCCATTGGCATTGGGTTTTTTGATTTTGACATTGATTATTTTGCGCTGTTGAATGATGATGTACAGCAACGTTTACTTCTTAGTGATTTAAGATTGTTGTTGTACTATCACGAAGGTGACAATCCTGCCCGTATCAAGGATCGACTAGACGTATTGGTCAAACAACATTGCCTGCCAGCGGATTGCTATGTGTTTGTCAGTGCAAATTCAGCGGCCGATCAACTGCCTGGATTTGTAACTTTTCATGATTTTGAATTGTGGTACTATCAACGCAATCTTACCTCAGAGCCGTTGCACATACACAATGAACCACGAGAACGTGACTTTACCTGTCTAAGTAGAATGCATAAATCATGGCGTGCCACTGTGATGGCTGACATGTGGCAAAATGGGTTGCTGGACAATTCCTACTGGAGTTATTGTGAATCTGCAGCAGGCACAGATGATGATTGTCCCATTGAAGTAGACATGATTTCTGTGCGCACCAAACTGGAGCAATTTTTGGCAAATGCGCCATACGTCAGCGACGAATTGGATTTTAATCAACGCAATGACCACAGTGTATTGATTCCCAAATATCATGTCAACAGCTATTGCAACATTGTGTTGGAAAGTCAATTTGACGTAGATCAATCCGGTGGATGTTTTATTACCGAAAAAACTTTCAAACCTATCAAACATGGGCAAATGTTTTTCGTAGCCGGCGGTGCAGGCAGTTTGCAAGCCTTGCGCAATCTTGGCTATCGTGTATTTGACGGCATCTTAGATAATCGTTACGACCAAGAACCCAATCACACTTTTCGATGGATCAAACTATGTGAGTCTATAAAGACCGCAAAGGAAATGTTGCCAGAACTGTTTGAACAGTGTAGAGCTGACATTGAACACAATCAACAATTATTTCAATCCTCAAAGGCTGGACGTTTAAATAAGCTATTAGAAAGCATAAATGAACAACATTGTTAATTCTTATACCAGCTGGCAACCGCTTGAAGAAGTCATTGTGGGTCGCGCCTACACACCAGACTATTTTGATTTCATAGATAACACACAGGTGCGCAACCAACTGCAACAAATTCTAGCGGAGACTGAAGAAGATTTGAACAATCTTGTCAAGACCATTGAACGTTTTGGTGCTGTGGTCAAACGTCCAGACTTACCCAACAAAGACAGTTTTATTTGGCATCAAACCGAAGGTGGCGGCGCACCACTGCCACCACTCACACCAAGAGATTGGCAGATTACCTTGGGTAACAAACTGTTGCGTGTGTTGGCCATGTCAGAACTGGATAATATTTGCAAACAATATGGCAATGCAGTGGTCAACCCGCATAAGAGTTCATGGGATCCCGATTGTATTCTAAATGGCGCATCAGCATCATGCATTGTACGTGTGGGCCGTGATGTGTTCTTTGACAATTCAGACTTTTTACGTCCCGAACAAACTCGTTGGATTATGGACAATGTGTTAGGACCAGAATATAGAGTACACGAAGCCATCACGGACGGTCACGGCGATGCTGTGTTTGCTATATTGAAGCCTGGTGTGTTGCTTTCAAGCAAGCATGATGTGAACTTGAACTTGGCCGCAGACTTTCCTGGATGGGATGTTTGCAAAATCTGGGATAGTTCAATATGGGCTGCCATGGAGGTTGGCAAGTTCAAGTATGAACAAAGCCCGGGTGCTTGGTATGTACAAGGACAAACACCCACACCTGAATTTACAGACTTTGTTGACACTTATCTCACCAAGTGGACTGGCTTTGTTGCTGAAACTGTGTTTGATGTCAACTGTCTTGTGTTGGACGAGTCACATGTTATCTTCAGTGCATATAACAAGGAAGTATTTGACTACTGCCGCAAGCATCGGATTGAGCCTATTATCAGTGAACTGCGTCACAGTTACTTTTGGGATGGTGGTATCAGTTGTTGCACCCAAGACATTCGCAGACGCGGTGGCTTAGAGACTTACCTTTGATCGTCTAGTATTTTTCTGATGTGGCGCACGTTGCGGATTTCTTTGTAGATCTTGTATACACCTACAGGTCCGCGATTGGCAAACACCCAAGGAAACACACCGTGTATGTAACTTTTGACAGCAATAGCCACTAGCCCGTTGCTTTGTTTGAAACTGTGAGCTAGATGAGTCCAGTAGCCCATGTCAGAATCTTGTAAGTGTTGTCTTGCTGATTTCATAAGTGCAATTCAAGGCTTTCCATTTTGATAAAATCTATTGGCAGTATCGTCAGAGCCTAATACAGGGGTCATTAGCAGTTCTCCTAAGCTTCTAGGCCAGGCTAATATACTCATCAATCCACTTTTGCCAAAAATATTGTCAGTGTTGCCGGTAAAATTAGCAGGATTGTAGTTGTTGATTTGAGCCCAGTAAAATCTATATCTCTGCTCACCCAGCAGTAGGTATATATCTTTGAGGTCTGGTGATTCATGCGCTTCGTAGTAGATCACAGGGCAGTGTTGTTGTATGATTTGTCTACATCCTTGTAGCACTTGTAATTCGTGTCCCTCTGCATCAATTTTGATAAAATCTGGCAGCATCAATCCAGCAGTATCTAAATCAATGGCATTGACTGGAATTCCAGCGTTGTCATTAACAACTCTTACAGCCCCAAAATTGCTGACCTGGGCGGGGTCATAGTCCGAGATATAACAAGTTGATCTAGCATTGCTTACAGCATATTGTCCCAGAAATACATTGTCAAAATCTTCGGTGTTTTTTTCCAGCAGTGCATAGTTGCCAGGATGTGGCTCAAATGCATACACACGTTGAGCCCGAGTGGCAAATGCTGTGGTATGATACCCTATGTTGGCTCCCACATCATACACCACAGAACTATCACTTAAAAAACTCAGAATAAAATCAATTTCGCATTGACTGTATTCCCCATAATGTTCAAGGCTAGCACCAATCATTAGATCATTGCTGTTGTACCAGAACTGATCACAGTATCGAGTTTGAGTAGACTTGATCATGAATGTACCTTTACATCATATTCATATTCAAAACGATCCGCATCTGCTCGATTGTTGACCATGGGCTTGCCACGTATGTTCAAACTGGTGTTCAGCAACATGGGGCAACCGGTTTGGGCATACCATGCTTCCAACAACTGTCTTATTCCTGATCCGTCCTTTGCCACCGTTTGTACTCTACTGGTGCCATCAACATGACATATAGCAGGGTAAACATTAGGTTGGCGACAACGAGCGACTGACTGCATATAATTGTGAGTATGCCAGCCAGACTCGATGTCAAAGTAATCATCAGCCAGTTCAGCCAATATGACAGGGGCGAAGGGTCTGAACTTTTGTCTGCGTTTGATTTCATTTACTCTGTCCTTGATTTCTGCACCACGGGGGTCTGCAAGTAGGCTCCGGTTGCCCAACGCTCTGGGCCCAAATTCAGCGCGACCGTTAGCCACTCCAACAATGCCAGTGCCGAGTAAAGTCCTAACAACACTATCGACAGGATAAGGGCCAGCAATATTGTGACCAAGGAAAGCATTGCGCCAATGCAGCCTCTTACCATACGCAAGAGCAGCAGCGCCAAGACTTGATCCGGCGTCTCCGGGGTTGGGCATGATCCAAATATTGTCAAAGTATTCTCCTAAGTTTCGATTAGCCAAGCAGTTGAGTGCAACACCACCTTGATACACAAGATTGGTACTGAACTTGAAGTCTCTAGCACGTTGCATGACATTGCCTATCAAGCGTTCTAACAATGTTTGAGCACTAGCAGCAATGTCTTCATTGCTGAGACTGCCCATGAACTCGTCATTGACTCCGGTGTGTAAGTTTTGTCCAAACTCTATTTCATCTAGATCACGAATCAACACTGCTTCCATAACATGATGGTAACTGTCTCTGCCATATGCAGCCATGCCCATGGTGATGTATTCTTCGTCTAGTGGGTGTAGGCCCACACGCTTAGTAATTGCACTATAAAAGAGACCCAGGCTGTGAGGGTAATGTTGTCCCCATAATCGTAGGTACCGTGCTCGTCCTTGTCCATCATATTCTGCTCCCCAGATTGATATTGTGTCCCATTCGCCTATGGCGTCAATTACCACTACAGTGGCACGATCATACGGGCTTGTTTGAAAGCCACCCGCAGCGTGTGAAAGATGATGATTGAAACTATGCACCTGCTTGGGTTTAATACGGCCTTGCAGTTGTGATTTTAAAATTTGGTTGACCGTTATTTTGTCCCATTCAACCCCCTGACCAGCATATAATTGTCGAAGTTGTTTGAGCCACGGCCGTTCATAATATGCCACAATTTCTGGAGTGCAGGACATTGGTCCATAATCATTGTAATATATTACATCATCTATTAGACCTGCACACAATTCAGCATCATTTTTCTTTTTGCTGTAGCGTTCTGAGTGGCCGGCAAACAAAATGTCGCCTTGGTTATTGATCACTGTGGCAGCAGCATCATGAAATCCAGCACTGATACCTAGTATATTCATTTGTAGATAAAAGGATCTCGTTTGCGAAGTTCTTTCAGCTTTTTACGATAACGTATTTCCAAGGTAATTCTATCCCAAAGTCTGCGTAGCCATTTCATTTTAGTCTCCTTATTTGCTGTTCAGCGTAGTCTTGATCGCTCCAGCGATACTCGTATGTAGCTTCGGTATCACTGGTGCGTATTTTATACACATCAAGATAGGCAGCAATTTGTTGCCAAATTTGATTGTAGTCCAATGTGCCAAATGTTTTAGACAAATTAACTTGTGCTACCTTGGGATGCCCGATTGTCAATGACTTGTCTTCTGGATCAAAACCGTTGTTGGTCAACCATGTTCGGAATTCAGCAATCTTTTTTATTTGCCAGTGATACGCACCTGGGTCTCGAGCCCATTCAATATCAAAATCTCCAGCTGCCTCAGTTTGGTTGCGCAGACTGGTGGTTGTTAATTCATCTACATTGCGGCCTTCGTCATTGAACACTTCCCAATGTGCTTTGCTTACCGCTTTGTTCACACCCACATATACTCCGCCCATTTGACGATTAATTGTGTCTACACCAAACAATTCATAATCTTCTGTATCTAAAGTAAATCTTGGTGCATTGAGCCAACACATTAGCTGGCTGGGTCTACGCCACTCAGGGGCCTGAACAACTTTGCGCATGCTCAGTACAAGACTTTCGTATTCATGACACAACAAGTTGAGTTGACGTATGTGCCAACGTGTCACAGCATCTGCTTGCTTCCAGTAAGAACTCATGTGTCCTGAATGTCCTTGGAGATCTTCAAAATAGCGATGCAACCAATTCATACGCTCATGATCAACATCCAGGTTATCTTGTATGGTCTCTGCTACTGTGAAGTGATCATCGATTGTATAACCCAAATTGGCTGTGTTAATGGCTGTGATACTGGCATTAATTTGATCAATAATGTATTCAGCAGTTCGTTCACTTTCGGTCCAGCCCAACCAACAGTAATTTTTTTCCAAATGCAAGTCATTACGTATGATATTGTTCAATGCAGTCAGCCATTTACGACTGAGACTATTGTCTGCTACATCGATGCACAGTGTGAGCGTGTCTACTCCGCGCAGGTCTATTTCAATTCTATCAAGCAATGTTGTTCCACCATTCCAGCACCGCGGGTCTTTCAGCAAGTATCTCCGTCATGGTAATCTTCTGTGTGCGTATGCTTTCTAATTGTAACACACGATCCCGCCCACTTGCAAGACCTTGCCGGTAAGTATCTGGCCATTGTTCTTCAAATGTAGGGCGTGTTTTTAATTGCACCAACATGTCACGCAAAGCACCATCTATTTCAAGTACTAGTTCGTCAATCCACGGGTCTAACAGCGTTCTAGGCAAGGCCAATGGACTCAACACAATGTCTGGTGAGAATGAGAATATCACTTTAGCAAGGATGTCGACTCCGTGTGTTTGTGCAAGTTGTCTAATGCGTGTAACTTCGAACATTCCGGGCAGAGTGAGCGTAAAGTCAATTCGTACTTGACGTCGGTGACGTTGGATCGCAACTGCTTGACCAAAATTGTCAAGCCAGCGACCGTACTCAAGGCCTGTTCTAATGTATTCACCAATTGCGCCTGTGCCGTCGAGACTTGCACATATCTGCCAATCGCGCAGCCCGCTGAGAATATCGCGATATAAGTTAACACCTCGATAATCCACTCTGGATAGATTTGTATTGTATCTAGCATATACCTTCGGCCCATCCCCTAATTCAACTATGCGTTTCATATAACGCCAATGTTGTTCGTACATCAAGGGCTCGCCACCTACCCAGTACACTTCTTCAACACGATGCTGTTCCACTGCTGCCGCAAACTCGGCTTCTATCTTGCTGTCTTGAAATGCAGAAATTTCTTGCCGCACTTCAGGTTTCATCCAGGCATTCTTGGAATTTGACCAGTCAATCATGTTGTGTTGTCGCTGTTCTGTTTCCCAGCTTGAGCTCAGCATGTCACCACATGTTCTACATTTAAAATTGCACAAGTTACTAAATCTATAATCCCAACTCACTGGCTGCATTGTGGTGCGGCCTGCGGTGTCTGTGGTCTCCCAGATGTCAGGATACTTATGTTTGAATAGTTGCCAAAAATATGTGCGGTAAACGTCGGTGTTCAACAGTTTGTTATTGCACACTTCACATTCAGGTAGTGTCTCTCCTGACATCATACGGCTACGCACACTCATCATGTGTGGTGAGTTCCAATGTTCATCCAGTGTGATAGGAATATACTTGCCAGTGCCCGCGGCTGTGTCTATGTATTGCTCAAAATTCTGCGCAGGCTCACGGCTTGCACAACACATGCGCCGTTCTGTTTGCGGACTCAAATAGGTATGCACCCAGGGCGCCATGCACAAGCTCATAGTTGTGATTCGATCCAACGATAAGTTTTTTCCAACCCTGATTCTAAGTTGTCTGGTGGTGCCCAGTCAAGCACTTGACGAATAAGAGTATTGTCGCTAGTACGTCCCATTACTCCCACAGGTCCGGGTACGTTCACGATGTCTACATTTTTACCGGCTATGTCCGTAATCAGACGCACTAGGTTATTGAGTGTGATTATTCTGTTAGATCCTATGTTGATAGGTTGCGAGTAATCACTAGCCATTAGTCTTTGTATGCCTTCTATGCAGTCATCTATGTAGGTGAAACTGCGTGTTTGTGTGCCTGGCCCCCAGACTTCTACTGTGCCCGAACTTTCAGCCACTTTGCGACACAAGGCAGCAGGTGCTTTTTCTCTGCCACCGCACCAGGTACCTTCAGGACCAAACACATTGTGCAGTCTAGCTATGCGCACATCTATACCGTAGTTTCTGGCAAATGCCAGATATAGTCGTTCGCTGAACAACTTTTCCCAACCATATTCACTGTCGGGATAAGCAGGATATGCACTGGCTTCTGTCATAATGGGTGTGTTAGGATCAAGTTGATTGTGTGCAGGATACATACAAGCACTGCTGCTGTAAAAGATCTTGGGCGTCTTTTTGAATGTGATCTCATGCAAGATGTTCAAATTGATCAAAGCACTGTTGTGCATGATGTCTGCGTCATTGTTTCCTACAAACACAAATCCTGCGCCGCCCATGTCAGCAGCCAGTTGATATATCTCATCCATGTCTTGCGTGATTAATTTGGTAACCTGCCGTTGGTTGCGCAGGTCAACTTGATGAAACTCATCTGCTGCAGTGGGACCAAACTCTGGCAGTTTGAGATCAGCTCCCACAACATAGTTCCCTTGTGCTTTCAAACTACGCACAAGATGACTTCCTATAAATCCACCGGCTCCGCATACCAATATTTTTTTCATAATGTCTTTTTTATTTCTTCTATGTAATAATCAGCCACCTGTTGGTGTATCTGTCGGTCAGTGATGTGATAGTATGGTCGATACTCTCTAGTGACCGTATAGTCCCACAAATTAATACTGCTTCGCCAGTGGTTAAATTTTGCAAAATAATTAGTTGCCATCGGATGAAAGTTTGCATGTTCAAACCCGCCTTGTGAAAAACAAAACGGTATACCAGTGTCGACTAGTTTTTGCAAAGTGTGTTCAACAGTGATTGTATTTTGATAAATTGCTAAATTGATATCAAAAAATTCAGTGTAGTAGTCCTTTAGTATTTGCAGTTGTGATTTTGAAAAAGGTGTGGTTTGTGTGCTGGCAGTGTGGTAGCTAAACGGAACATACTTGCCGTTGTGTAATTTTTCACTTCTGGTCACAGACGTAAATTGTACAATTACAAAGTCTGCACTGGCCGCAATGGCCCGATCTACTTGTTGAGCTATTAACAAATTGGTGGCAGCTATCTGACAAAGATTGCCGGTTGGAAATTGGTTGGCAACAATGTCTGCCCAGCAGTTTCCATACTCAGCATCGCTTACGCCAAAACTGTCCCCACAGATGTATATCAATTCAAAAACTCCTCAATGTCATTTATGATTTCTTTAGCAAACTTTTTTTTAACGTATTCTAGATCAAAAAATCTTGCATTGTTGTGCGCAAGTTTTTGTTGAGTCAGTTGGTCCCAGCCAGATGATTGACGATTGTGAGTATGAACTACGTCTCGAACCAGATCAAACACTGCTAGTTGCCGAGCTTGGTCTGATGGCACAACGTCATATGATTCACTCCACAGGTTTTCAAAAGTTTCAAATCCTTGTGCATGCAAAAATTTCAATGTATTTACACTGCCGCACACAATCATGGGATGCCAATAGGCCAAGGGTTTGTAACTTTTTTCAGATATTTCAGTTTGATAACTTTTGCCTCCAGGGCTAGCAAAATACCAATCACTGCGCATGTAACTTTCAACCACCAGACTCCAACAAGTGCTGTTGTACCATTGCGGATTCATGTAAAATTCCCAAAACACAGGTGTGGCTCGTTCTTGGTCATCTTGTATGAACCGACCACGGTCGACATAGCTCCACCGAGCATGAGCCAGTTGTGGTGCAAGGTCAGCGGCCACAGCGTCTCTGTGATCTCTAACTTTGTTCATCAGGCATAGAAAATCATGGGTATAGTCAATTTTTGGTTTATACTGACTATACCCATTGTGATCTGCCAACAAGGCTGTGTGATACCACACCCAATTTTTACATCTGAGATCCAATTTGTTGTTGTGCAATAGAAAACTACCACACTCAACATCGCTATCCCATAAATGATTGATCACAATTGAATGTCCAGCGTCTTCCAGGGGCTTGTACCAAGGATCTGCTAAAAAATCTTGTTGAAATGTACTTACTACAAAATCGGTACGATCATATGAAACAGCGGGATCAAACTCAACCATGTCATAATGCAGCTCTACCAACGGGCGAATAACACCGTCGTTGAAATTCACATAGTCGGCATCGCGATAAATCAGTTTACGTTTTGACATAGTTTATCAGAGCAGCTAGTTCAGGTTCAACATCTTGTAAGTTTTGATTGCGTTTGCGATCCAAGTCTGCAATTTTCATACGCAACATGAATCCATCAGTTGAAGCACCAGTATTCATAAAGTCCGCAATGCGATCAAACTCCTCGCGGTATTCAGGTGGCACATCTGCGTTCAGCAGATGTTGTGTTATGCCTGCCTTGGCTGTGTCAGGCAGTGTAGCAATACTAAAGTACCAAGCATCATGCATCATGTTCCAGTACACAAAGTCAAATCGTTGACATGCTATCCAGTGCGCCAACTCATCAATATAACGAACATTGAACACATTTACTGTACTACAACACTGTAACTGCAAATTGAGAATTTGAGTTTTTAAATATTGAAATCTTGTGATGTTGTCCAATACCATGGCCCAGTCTGCATTGGTTCGTTGATATTCAAAACGAGCACCTATGTCATCAATGCTGAATGCAATTTCAACTGTTTTGAAATGCCGCCAAATGCCTTCGCCACGTTGGGGATATTGCGTACCATTGGTGTTGTAGTGTATTTCAACCTGATGTGCGATGCCACGGTCAATGATACCTTGCAACATGTCAAAATGCTGGTCAATCATGAACGGCTCGCCGCCAGTGAATTCAATGTAACGAATGTCTGTCAACACACTATCAATCTGTTGCCAGAACTGCTGATTCTCTCTGGGCCATGCTCCAGCACGTAGCATTTGATATGCATAAGTTTGTTTTTTGTCATGATCGGGGTGTAGATCATTCAGCTCTTCTGTGGCAAACTGACTTGAACTCCACGATCCACATATACGACATTTCAAGTTGCAGATGTTGCCCAGTTTCAAATCTAAAAACATCAAGGGTTTGGCATCTGCTGTCCACTCTGTGTCCGTAATTGAATGCTTGAGTCTGTCTAGCGTGTGCATGCGTTTGCTGGTGCGGCCACCGCGTTCTTCATTCCAACATTTGCGACACGTTTGTGGACGTTCACCAGCAAGAAACTGCTCACGTAAACCACGCATGTGATTGCTATTTTGTATGTCAGCAAAGTTGGCAGTGCTTAATTCAAATTTGTTGCCGTTGTCATCTAATATTTCATCGTCAGCAAGACAACAAGGACGCACTGTGCCGATAGGGCTTGCTTCGATACTAACCCAAGGTAGTACGCAGAATTTATCGTGTGGTATGTTCATTGCAATACTGCCAATTCTGGGATCACTGTGAGTATATTGTCTTTTCTAATGTCATCTAACTCGTATGTTTTGCGCCAGAACGTGTCTAGCAAATGTGTATTGTCCGTGGCCATCATAAACTTGACAGCACTTTCAAATCCCACTGTGGCTCGTTGCAATGGATCCTGATGTTTTAGCCAGTTGATATGATCAGTAAACTTTGTTAGCAATTGTTTTTTGTATTCCGCGGGCGCGATATCTATTCTGTAGTGCGCAGGATCTTGTAATATGTTTACATTCAAATCTTGCGCACGAATCAACCCACGTTCCGTCCAATCACGATGAAAGTCTGTTAGATGCCATGCATTCATAATACTGAGTGTGGGCGAGATATAAAAATCAACTTCAGGACATATCTGCAGCATGTCTCTGCGATTTTGTTCTACCACAGCCCAGTCTGTGCCTTTGCGAATGTACTCACCTCGTGCGCCTGAGTCGTCTAGACTTGCGCCTACTGCCACATTGTCAAACTGCCGCCAATATTCAAACACACTTCGGCCTCGGAGTTCAGTGTGAGTGAAGTTGGTGTTGTAAATCAATCGCACATCAAAGCGTTTTCTCCGGACCAACTCCGCTAGGATGTTATAGTGTTCTTCCATCAACAAGGGCTCGCCGCCAGCAAAGTAAATCTGTTCCACATAGTTCAAGTGTGGTTCTAGTTGTTCCCACATGTCTGTTTCAGTGCGCCCTGCATAGTTCAACACCGAGTTCTGCTCTTTCCAATCACCACCTGCTAACTTGGCTTGATCTTGATACCACTGACTGCTGAATATGTGTCCGCAACTGCGGCATTTCAAATTGCATAAATTACTAAAACGAATATCCCAGTAAGTAATTTCAAAAGGATTCTCGTCTAACTTCTTAATCTGGTGCCCGTGATGCTTGTTTGCACTCTTACGCCCACTAAAGAATCCATTGGCTTCTTGTTCATAACAACGACCACAGGCAGCATTAGGTGTTTCGGTCAACATGTCCTGGCGCAGTTGTTGCATGGGTGTGTCAGTCCATATTTGTTCCAAGGTATTTTTGCGGCAATTGCCCACCGGTCCTACAGACATTTCAGCATGACAGCAAGGATATGCTTCACCTGTGGGGTAGGCATGCAGGTGTATCCAGGGATATATGCAGAATGTTTTTGAGTCTGTTAGTAAAAACTGCTCACGTTCAGTTAACTCTGTTGGCCGTACCAAATCAGTGCTGTTATACTTGTATTGAGTCATACCATTCTTCTAGGTTAGGAAACGCTTTAGCAAAGACTTTGTCCCTGCGTTGATCATACTGTGTGTAAAACTGTTTAAAGTCGTTTAACAGTTTTGGCATTTCAAATGCTTCTGAGTGTGGAGTTTTAACAACGTCCAAATAATCAATTAGCCGTAGCACATGATTTACTTCGTGTTCGTGCAAGCAAGGATTATCTTGATTGTGAAACAACCATGCTTCCAACTGCAAGCGATAACCAGTACGTATGTTGTCTGGCAGCACTAATGCACTTTGGAAACTGGGAAAGCGCAAGATGTTCAATGTAAAGTTCAGTTGATCTCGACCATAACGTTGTTTCAATGTCAACATCATGTCAAGGTGACTCACAAGACTGTCCAAGCACAAGGCATTGATGGTACACATCACATGCACTGCACTGACAAATCTTCCTTCCAACAAAAACAACACATTGTTGAGCCATTGGTTGTAGTCAAGGCCATCTCTAATATACTCTGCTTGCGCAAATGTGGCTTCCATTGAGGTATACAAATCCACCTTGGGCAATGGGGCAACGGCCACAGCAAAGTCTTTGATCTTGCTCATCTCAATGCCAAGATTTGAATTGATAGCCAACCGGGTCGTACTTCGTCCTTGATTGGTCTTGAACCATTCTATCAGTTTCCAAGTGTAACCCGACATCAAAGGTTCACCGCCGGTTATTCGCAGTTCTTGCAAGGTGCGGTGGAGGTCCGATTCCCACCAGTCGAAGAAGGCTTCCACGTACGGATTAGTCTCACCGAATTTATAAAGTTGACTACTATCATGAGTGTGAGTAAAATGGTTCCTACCATCGCTAACCAATCCGACGTAGGGCCCATGTTTCCGGATGTCATTGACCCAAGTGGAACTAAAAGCAGGATTGCAATAAGAACAAGCAAATTGACAAGTGCGATCAAAACTAATTTCGAGAGTTTTAAGATTGATGTCTTTGTGGTAGTTGTCACCGTAGTATGCATCGTTGATGTCCTTTATTTCATATATCTTTGATTTGTACACACGGTCACTCACAGCGTTGGTGTCCATGTCTTCAATTTTCCAGCAGTACTCACAGCCAGCAGGACGTTTGCCCAGCACCATTTCTCGACGATCTGCTTTCTTTTGATCAGTATTGTGCAACAGCCTAGAGTTGTTAGAGACTTTATCAATGTCAATCAAATGAGCTGGCGGGTGATGGCAACTTGTGGTCTGCCCACTTCCTAACCAAATGGTAGCATTGTACCACTTCGCTGCACAAAAACTTGGGGATAACGGGTCTAGGACCTGTTGTTTAAATTCTAAATCATTCATTGATGTATTGGGCCAAACGTTCTGGAAGCTCTGCACGTTCACGAGCATTGTGTTCGCGAAGTTGTTGATAGTTGTATTTACAAACGGATCTAGCGGCTTCCAAGAAACTGGCAGCACCATTGTAACATATATCTGCTACAACGTCAACTATTCTGTTGGCACGATCTCGAGGATCATCTATTAGATCAAATGTTTCATCAATCAGGTGCCCAAATGTTTGGAATCCTGCTGAGTGTAAATCCTTGTAGTATCCGCGGTTGGCTGCTGCCACAAATGGATGACACATGATCATGGGCTTCCAGATCTTTTCTGTGCGAAATGTGTACGGATAGTCGTAAATGGTTTCGGTGACCACACTGAAGTATGTGTCAATGTATGGTGCAGGATTGACTTCTGCATCGCCCCAGGTGTTGCCAAACAAGTAATGTTTTACAAATCCCCCGGGCACTGTGCTCATATTGGGCAATGCACGATCAATTTCATATTGTTTAGGCAATAATCGTATGGGTTCAGAATCGCCAATTTGTAATTGACTGCTCCAGGCCATTTCCACACGATCATTGAGATTGGTCCACAGTGCTCGATCCAGCAGTTTGCGATTGCGCATGGCATCTATTAGGTACTTGCGATGTGGTCGTAACCGCCCGTTCAAAAACAAAAAGTCATAAGGCTTGTTGACTTTGTGATACAGTTGTGGATAAGACTCATGAGCACGTAAATTTTCCAGGTACTCTACAATGTTGGAGAAGTAGCAGTCTGTTTTGCAGTAACGCCATCCTGGCTCCATGTTGCCTGAGGTCAACAATAAAATCTCACCTTGTCGTACTTGTTCTTTGATGCGCAACCGTGTGAGTTGCAACAGTATGGTTTCGCTGCCTTCTGCAGGATTGGAAAATACAATACGGCCAGGATAATGCCTTGCCCATTCTGTGATTTCTGTAAAGTGATTTTTTAATGTCACACGCCCAACAATATACACATTGTTGGGATCAAGTACAATGTCAGTCCACTGCCAGAAGCTGCCATCTGCATGTGTCTTGAGCAAATCCCATACCTCAGCCCATTCATCTACAATGATCTTACGATTGCCTAGCATGGTATGCACACTCCTCCCACCAGCTTCGCATCTCAGGAAATGTCTTCAAAAAGTCTGTGCCGCGTCTGCGGTCATGTTCGCTGAAGAAACGATAGAAGTCTGCTTTTGCACGACTGTGATCTGTTAACTGTGCAGACCGCATCCAGGCAATGTCGCGATCCAGCCTATGCAATTCGTAATCTTTGAATCCTTTGAACGGTTCTTCTTCTGTTTCAATTTGACGTATCATCCATGCCCATAACAACTCCAGTCGTTCAACATAACTTTCTGGCAAGATTTGTAGGCTTTGCCAAGCAGGCTCACGCAACACAGGTGTATCAAACCACACACGTTGATAGTCCACACTGTATACCTTGCGTAGGCCTAGTATGCCAGCAAACAGTTGGTCTAAACTGGTCACACTTAAATTGTTCATTGTGATGATAAATGTAAGACTTGAGTAGTTGGGCACTTGTGTGAGGAATTGATTCACTCGATCCCACAGCAGATCAAAGTCCAGGCCATTGCGCATGTATTCCGCTTGCTCGCCCCAGCCATCCAGGCTCACATATTGCATGAAGTGTTCAATGCGACCATCACATATGGCCTTGACATAGGTCAAATACTTTTGCCATGACTTCTCATCCACTGAGAAGTTGCTTGTGACATTCAAATGTAGTCGGGGACTGGGGTTGGTCAACACATAATCAAACACACGATATGTGTTCTTGTCCAGCAACGGTTCGCCACCAGTCATTCGGAAATGTTCTAAGTGAGGGTACAGGTCTGGCCACCAGGCCCAGAAGGCGTCAACATAAGGATTTGATTCTCTGGTTGGTATTGGCCTACGCTGACCCATAAAATGATCAGGAGAGTTGTGTGGACTGCTAGTAGGATAAGCACCCAGTCGTGCAACCTCATCTGCCCATGAGCTCGAAAACTGAGGGCTACAATAACTACACCTAAGATTACAAGCGTGATTAAAATTAACTTCAACATAACTGGGGATAACATTTTCCTCTCCTGTACTATTTTTTATTGATTCAAAATCCACCGCGGCCCAAGATTCACCTGAACGGTAGTGTCGATCACTGATCTTGCCCTGATCTTCCATGTTCCAGCAGTACTGACATTCACTAGGTTTCACTTCTGCCAACATCATCCGACGTTGTTGTTTTTTATAATCAGTGTTGTGCAATGCTGACACATCTATTGCAATTTCTGCAGGATTGATTGGGTGCAATGGTGGATGATAGCATGAGTTGTTCATGCCTGTAGTCAAATGTAAACTGACCTGTTTCCACTTTGCTAAACATAATGCAGGACCTAATTGTTCTTGCATGTTTTCTGCGCTGCGCAACCAATGACTTTTGTTATTTTGCATTGGAATACTTTGCGTTCATGAGATTTTGCCAGTTGCCCATATTTCTAGCTAATTTTTTTAACAACAGCACATTCTTATGATTGTGCTCAATGTCTTGCCGACACTTGTCGTGAATAGAATGAATTTGATTGGTTCTAATTAGAGTATGCAAAATATCAAACACATGATTTACTCTGTGTATTCCAGAATCATTGTCGTAATCGGTTCCAAAAACATTTTTAAAGAATTTTATCCCTGTAAAATTTTGTGCAAAGTCTTCGTAATATTTACGATTCCACTTTGTTGCTAGTTCTAAAAAATGTCCAGCAAGCAATTCAGGATCTGATAATTTTTGTACTGCTTGTTTGCTTGCCACAAGCATGAATGGGCGACCATACTGCATTGGCCTAAGTATTTTTTCAGACACAGTAATAACGTCGTCTGCTGTTGATGTTTCAAACACTAATTCAAGTGCAATTTGTTTGTACACCTCTGCCCAACCTTGCGTTTTGTGTTTTCCAATAATTTGTTCATCAACTTGACCGATATCGCTGTAAGGAGCCAACTTTATGAGTTCGCTGTACCTACTGTCAGACTCGCACAGATATTTCAACAATGCGTTTGTATCAATATGTTTTTTTACATTGTGATGAAAACTACTAAGACCTTGATCACGGAAATCAAATGTTTGATGGCGTGACACTGCCTGAAGTCTTTCTGCTGTGGCCCGACCTAAAAACATTCCATAACTTTTGGATCCGTCCCAGGGAGTGTGTCTAGGATGTGTTTTATCTAAAGATAAACAAGGAATAGATATTGGTTCTATTGTGTATTTACTGGAAACTTCAAAAATGTTGTTTGATGCTATCACTATGTCCTTTGGGTTCCAGTTCCAAAAATTGCACAGTGTGTCGAGAAACTCACTCAACCCTGAATGTTTGAGTGATCGAGATTCTGGTGAAATCAAAATTACTTTTCCATGTTTTTGCATGCTGTAAATTATTTTTGATGATAATTCAGCTTGATAAAATATTTCATTGTCCCCCCAGTGCTTTGTAATATCAACTTGCATTTGTAAAAAATGGATGATTAGATAAATTGGGGTAAAAATCTTTGCCTCGACGGTCCGGCCAGTCTTGGGGTCGTGCATCCATTAACAAAATGCCACGAGCTGCGTCTTCGGGAGTCATATACATGTGCCAGCCCTGAGAATCAATGCTGTCATTGGCATAAGTGGTTGATTGATTTCGGCCATCATATCTGGCTTTTTGCAACCAGGAAACAGCATCAATGTCATCCGTCAAAATGATCCCCCCACGTCCAATAGGTATGGCTTTTTTGGCCTGAAAACTCACAACGTGAAATCCGCCTTGATACATGTTTTGACGCCATTGAGGGGCTGCATCCCAAATTGGATAAGGATCAAGTTGATAACATCCAGTCCAGTCCATATCAACTAAATTCACTTGACAACCAGCATGAATTATTTGCATGGCAACACTTACATAGGTATGAGCTGGAATATTGATAGTTCCTTTTGCTTTGAGATATTTTAAACATAAAAATATGCCATGACTGCAACAATCAACTGCCACTGCATAACGCGACCCTGCATAGACTGCAACCTTGTGTTCAAAAATTTTTACTGTATCAAAAGGATCATCAAAACTGTATCCTGCTGCCTCAAGTTGAGCAAGTTCAGGTCTTTGCAGGTGTTCAGGTATGACACCCAATGGCCATTCATGATACATTTTTTTCCCTTATATCGCCAATTCTACGTGCTGGAGTCCCTACATATACACCAGATTTCTCGATATCTTTAGTGATTGTACTACATGCTCCAACTTCGATATTATCACATAATTCAAGTCCATTGAGCACTGCCGATTTGAAATTAAAAGTTGCGTTGTTGCCTACCTTAGTTTTGCCAGCAATCATTGTGCCTGAGTGTAGATGTACGTTATCACCAAGCTCAACATAGTGTGAAATCAAACAATACGATTCTATCATGCAATGTCGACCAATTTTACTGTGCGGCAATATTGAGTTAAATGGGCCAATAACAGTGCCTTTACCTATTACAGTAGTTAGATCTTTGGTATAGCAAACCACTGTATCATGCACATAAGTTATACAATCAAGTTGATTTGCATTGATATAATCAATTACTTTTAATCTCAACTTTAGGTCTAGGTTGAAAGCAACACCATATTGATATTGTGCATGATCAATTATGTGAAAGAATTCATCAGGATTTATCACTATGATCTCACCGTGAAATTCTTGACTGAAAAAGTGTTTGGCTTCTAATACCAACGTACTTATTTCGTAGCCAATAAGACAGATGGGTTTTTGATTTGCAACAAGCATTTTTTACTCCTTGATAAATGGTGCACAATGATCAACAATTTGCTGCCAGGAATCTACCATGGGCAATTTTAGTCTTGCAGATATAGCCCAACGAGCTCGAGAATTTACAATAACATTGTGCGGAATTCCTACACTAACTAAAGTAGGCTGCAAACCGATGCAGCGACGATCCAGCACGTGATCTTTGATACTGCTATCGTCCCAGTTAAGATATTTTGTTTGCGCAGATGTCAATAGAGACTGTCCAGAGTCAAGAGGCATGTCGTACCAAATCATTTCACTGTCATCCATTGGATCTAACACCCAATTTAAAGCTCCTATCACAATTCTACCGTCCCAAAACACATCTACATGTGCTCCTGGGTGTATATAATAAGGCTCGCGGAAGAATACCATAGCAGATTTCACCGGAAGACCAATGCTGTGCATGCTATCTATCCATTTTTGTGACAGCAATTGATCCACATTGTGGTTCATGAAATTCCATACTCCAGCCGATTTTCCATTGTATTCTGAGTTGTTGTACAAGTTCTGAAAATCAAAATCTTCACGCACAGCATTGCTGATGTCAATGTTTAACGCATGCCAAGGTTTTTTATAATCCATTTTACCATCCTTCTTGCTGTCTAATAACATCAATCTCTCTGGTCATAATGTCACGATTGTGCCAGTTTGAACGATAATGTTGTTTGAAGAATCGACTTTGTTCGCCTTCGAATATGGCCATGGGCAAGTCCAATTGACCGTGCAATTCATCTGCCACACGTCCACCCAACAGCCTTGGTTCGGAATCTTTTACCGTTTCCCAAATTTCAGCCAAGGCAGCAAAATCTTGCACTTCGCGGTGATCCCAGTTTGTGAGCATGGTCATGTAAGTGCCCTGTCTAGCACCAGCCATGGCCCATTGCCCATTGTTGACGTCTGCACCAATGTTGTGCCATATGGTCAAATGATCCAGGTTGCGCTTGTGTACCTGTTGTTGGAATTCTTCCACCGTGGGCTTTGCCCCTTTGTTCAAACACATTTTTACACCTTCGCGGAATCCAGCACGCCATGCTTGAAAAGGGGAACCATTGGGGTACGTGGTTGAGTAGCAGTTGTACATGGCCCAATACAAAGGGTCAAAACAAAACTCCACTTCAGTCTCCACACGCCCGTCTGTGGCTTCGTGTGTGCGCATGTTCATTATAAATTCACGTGTCCACGAACTCAACCCACCATTGCCATACATCAGGCCATTGATGTGATTGCGGGCACGCCAACGAAACACGGCCTGTTCCCAATCGGGTGTGGCAAATGTCAATGTTTGGTTAAAGAAGGCAGCATCGGGAATGTTGTCCCCGTCAATCAGTATAAAGCGTTCGGTGGTGCTGGCAGCAGCCGCTGCCTTGTGGGCGGCATCTGAGCCTTTGATGCCATCTACTCGCGTGGCCCATGGCACCATGTTCTTGATCTGTACCCAAAACTCTTCTTTTTCGGGCTCGTCGTAACTCAAGTATACACAGTCCAAGTCTGCAATGTCAATTTGATTCATATGTCTTTTTACTCCAGCGGGTATGAGGTTGGTTCTCGGCAACGATTACAGCGACATTGTCAGGATGACAAGGGGATCCAGAGTTGCCAGGAACCAATTTTGTTGTGGTTGACCAGGTTATTTCTACTAGTTTTCCATCACGCACACGCACGTTGGAAGCACTGCGAGCAAAAGTTGCCTGGTCAATCTCAATGTATGTACCAGGGCAATCTTCCATGCTGTAGAATAGTGGCCGACCATGTTCATCATAGTACAGCCTAAAGAATGGCTGAGGTGGCTCTGGTATTGCATGCAGCACAGCCCAAAACTCTTCTGGTGTCATTGTTGGCTGTTCAATCCCTACAACCAACTGGTCGCCCAGGCTCTTTGCGTAGTCAAGCAAGGCAATGTGTCCTACGTGTAGTATATCAAATGTGCCATTTACAAATACTTTTTTCATTGTGCCTGCCAATCTTTAACATGGTAATGAAACGCACCTGTTTGTGGCACAGTTTGTATGCGCAATCGCAATTCTTGATATTCCCACACCAGTTCATCCGGCCAGCGTTCAGTGTGTGTTCCTGCTATGTGTCGTTTCATATGCACTATTTTTGGGTATGTACTAAATGGCATGGTCACACGTTCTGGGCCCATGATTTCGGCAGCCATGGCATACACTAGATCAGTAGACGGTACTTCATCTGGAAACTTTATGAGTTTTTTAAATTCTACCCAGTTGGCAAATATGTTTTCTACCCAGCCAAAGAACTCTTTCGCTGTTTCACTGCGCCGCCAGTATGTGACAGCATTGTACACGTCAGGCAAGTGGTTGGCATCAAATACTCTGCGGTAATGGCTTGCGGTGCTCACACGGTCTTTCCAATCTCTACAGCCGGTTGATATCACAACATCTCTATGTCTGAACTGTGTCCACCAGTGATCAATGGGACTCACAATCAACATATCTGCTTCTAGTTTGATAGTTTCTCTAAATGGTGTGAGTCGAAACAGTTGTGCATCATTGGCAAATGGGTTGGCATCGGGCACAATCTGTCTGTGGTAGTCGTACATGGGGTCAGTGTCGGGGCTGTCTGTGACTAAACAGATACGTGCTGATGCATCCCAGTAGCGTATGGTCTTGGCCAAGGTGCGGGCACAGTCCTGGTAATCTACTGTGTCGCTGTTCACAGCAACAATCACATAACCTTGTTCGTCAGCTGGCTGCAACTATCACCTCCAAGTGTCGCTTGCACATGGCATGAAAGTCCAGTCCCTGCCAACTCATGGTTTTCAATTTGCCTTCTGCATTGGTGTATTCAATTTCGTAACTGTCTGGTTCAACGCAAGTCAGCTTATGCTCGGGTAGTACATTGAGCATGGGACGAAATATAGTATGCACCGATTGTTCAGCACCGGCCACTAGGCCCAAGGCAATGCTCAGCGCATAGTCATTGCGATAGTTGCTTTGGTGTATGCCATACAAGTCTCGATAGTGTTGCCAGTTGGCTCGTATCATTTGCATGCTATCAAATATGTATTGGCTGACATTGCCACGACGGAACATCATCACAGTGGCCCACCACATGGGCATTCGGTACTCACCAAATGTTTCAAGATTGGTCATGCTGCTGGGTTCGAATGCATCTCTAAAGGCTGCGAACTGTTGCGGTAGTTTCAATACATCCAACAAGGAATTGCTGGCCACAACATAGTCAGCGTCCAGTACCAGAGTTTGATCAAAAGGTGACAGTTCATAAGCATTGATGCGTCCAGCATTGTGCCAGGTCACGTTGGCGTTGTAATCCGCAAAGTGTCTTGAGCCACCAGTATCCGGTGCTGTGACGATGATGTGGTCAAATGTATACTTTGCTGCCTCTTCAGGTGCATCTGTTACTACAGCCACAGGCAAGTTCAAGTGGCGACGAATGTTCTTTGCCGACCATGCTGCCATGGAGATGTAATCTGTGGCTTCATTGTTGAAGGCAAAGATCACAACACCTTGACTCAACGTTTTTGGTTTAGTTCGTCCCATTCTACTTTCCATGCGTTCATTTGTTCTTGCCAACGTTCGTGTGCTCGAGCAAACAAGTCTGTTACTGTAATTTTAACAGGGGTTTCATACAAGTCTAGTATCACAACATCCTTGTCTTGTGCGCAAGCCAACAGTGTGGTCAACAGGTCGGGACCGGCACGCCACATTCCACCCCCATAGGCAAACACCATTTTGGCTTCATATTTCTCTTTTAGCACCCGACGGGCGGCTGCATGATCAAATCGAGCTCGTGCGTGAGCAACTAGGGCATCAGTATTCATAATGCATTGTACAGGAAAAACAGGGAAAAGTCTAGGGGCTGTTGCCCCTTTTGGTTAGACTGTGGTGGCTGCTACTGCGGGTGTGCCCCATGACGCAGAGAGGTAAGTGGTGCTTGGTGGGAAGTATGTCACAATGGTACAGGGTGCTGTGCCCGGAGTGGCACCTGAGGCTGCGGTACCACCGGTAATTGGATCAGTACCACCCACAGGTGGTGTGTTGGAGTCACTGGCTGACCACAGTGTGGTAATGGTCAACACAGTGCTGGCTGCATTAAGACTCAAACTGTGTTGTATAAAATTGGCAGTGTATGGCGCTGTATCTGCAAACTGTTTGTAAACAATGACTGCTGCTCCGCCGGGTGTGAGATCGAAAAAGCCTGTGGTAGTGGTCAAGGTGGTGGGTGTGCCTGTGCCGCCAATCTTGGTGGTGCCGGTGTAGACCTGACCAGCGATGGTTTGGCTGTAGGCACCGCCAGTGATAAAAATGTCGCCGCACAAGGTGGTAGCCAGATCATTCCATTCAGGATCACCAGTGAGTCCGGTACTGGATTTGGCCACATCAATTTTGATTCTGCCGCCAGCGTTGAAAAAATATCTAGCCGCGTTAGCTGATGCAAAAGTCACCGTATTGGTGAATGTGATGGTCCATGCACCGCCG